CTGCTGATGCAAAGACTCTAACATTACCAGCGGTAGTTGTTGGAGCATCTTTCATTATAGTAAATACAGCTAGTGATGGTGAATCTCTTTTAACAATATCTCCTAATGCTAGTGATAAGTTTTTAGTTGATATTGCTGGAGCAGCTGGAACAGACAATAAGGATATTATCCTTGCAAAAGCAACTCAAAAACAACATGACTTTGTTTATTTGATTGGATTGAGTGCTGACGGATGGTTAATTCATAACGTAGCTGGAGTTTGGTCAGACGAAGCATAAGTAAACAATATATGGGGGAGTTTCGGCTCCCCTGTATATAAAAGTAAAATATGGCAACAACAACAATAGCAAGTGAAATACAAGGAATAACTGGAGTTACTACAGCGGATGCTAATTTTATAGTATCTGGACAAAAATTCGTAGTAGCAAATGTTCCAAAAAATTTATTAAAGTGGGCTTCTAAGTTTACAGATCCAAGTAGTGATGGTGGGAATGCAAGTGGAAATATTGTAGTTCCTATTGCTACTGATGGAATATTAAGTGTTTCTAGAAATGGATTTAGTGCGCAAGAAGTATCAAGAGAAGATTCTGCATTTATAGAAGCAGGCTCAGGTAGCTTAAAACTACCAACTTCAAAGTTTCCTAAATATTATTTTGATAATGCAGTAACAGATAAAGGCTCTGTTATAATAGTAAAACCTACTCCTACTAATAGTGAAACAGCAAAAGCATTATATATAGATCATACAAAAATAGATGATGATTCAGATTTAAGAAACATAGTTATTAACTATGCTTGTTTTAAAGAATTTGCAAAGTTAATGATGAGAGATGAATTGCAAGGTAAGTATGAACAATACTCAACATTTTTTAAAGATACTACTTGTGATTTAAGTTTAAATAGCACAACTGTATCTCACGATGTAAATGCAAGTATTGTAGTAGGGTTAGAAGTTTCAAATGATTTAATACCTGCGGGAACATATGTTCAAATAATAAATAGTAGTACAGAATTTGAATTATCTAACGCAGCTACTTCTCAATCTACAAATGCAACTTTAACATTTTCTAGTAAAGGATTTGGTACAGAACATTGGATAGAAACAGAAGAAGATAGTGAAATGTTGATGGCGAGAATACAAACAATACAAGCACAAATAGGTGAAAGAACACATTTTGGTCAATTGTCTCAACAACATTATAACTTAGCATTAGCTGAAATAAAGTCTTATATAGAAAACAACCCTAAAACATTAGCAACAGCTATGGCAATGCAAGGAGCTAGATAGTGACAGTATTAGAATTAATGGAACGAACAGGAATGAAAGAAGAAACTCTTGCAATAGCATACATAAAAGATGCAATACATCTTATCCAAAGCAATACAAAAGAAAAATTAGATGTAAATAAACAAGATATAATAGATGCACATGATTCAAATGATAATGTGTATATACTACCTAGAGATCTAATAGCAATAGAAAGTGTTAGTGTATTAGATACTAGTGATAGTAAATATAAAAAAATTAAAAGATTATCAAACCAACCACATTATATAGTTGAGGATACATCTCCATGAGTAGTTATGTAGATAAAGATTATTTTTATTATTTAAGAGGAAGAGAACTTCTTCTATATAAATTATTAGGGAGTAGAAATTCAGATAGAGTAAATGAACCTTTTATTGCAGAAGAATTAGAAACAACATTAGCATATGCTAGTGGAATTGGTATTGCTTTTGTAGATGGCGCAGGAGGTAACGATACTATAACAGATAGTAATTCTGGATTTGGAGATTTTTCAGATGGAGATAAAATAAGAGTAAGAGGGTCTTCTAGTAATGATGGAGATTATACATTATCTGGAACTGCTAATTCAGGAACATTAACAGTCGCAACTGGCACATTTACAGCAGAATCAGCTGCTCAACGTGTTACAATACAACAAATACCTAAAGAAATAACAAGTCCAGATTCTACATCTCATATAAATTTAAATAAAATGTTATCATTAGCAGTCGTAGATTATTGTAAAGCTATGATAGCAGAAAGAAATGGTGAAATAGATAAAAAAGAATACTTTATGAAAGAGTTTTATGGTAAATTAGCAGACAACGAAAGCAATAAAAGGATAATTTCTGTTGCATCTCCTATATCTGCTTTTGCTGTAAAATAGTTTAGTAATGCCTTAGTGGCGGTGGGGGTGGATAATATATAGGTAAAGTTATGGCAGATAACTTAAGAAAGTTTACAACACAAGAAGTGTTGAATAAAGTGTATACCGATTCTTCAGGTGACACAATAGGACTCCAATCACAAACATCAAAAGAAACATTAAATGCAGTATTAAATACTTCTACTAATAGTTTAAATGTATCTTTATCTGGTAGCAATACTATCTCAGGTGATGTTACGATTACAGGCGATTTAACTGTACAGGGTGGAGGTAGTTTAGCTTTTGATGAAATAATAGAAGGTACATCGCAAGTAAAAGTAACAAATACATCTGCTTTTTTGGTGGAAAAGGCTGATGGAACAGATGTATTTATAGTAGATACAACAAATTCTAGGGTGGGAATAGGTGGAACGCCATCTTCACAGCTACATATCACTCAAAGTGGAACAACTACATCAGATGGAATTAGGCTAACTAATGCAGAAAGCTTTGAATTAATGGCTGGTATAATAGGAACTACATCTTCGGGATTTTCAATTTTTGATGTTACTGATAATGCAGTAAGGTTATCGATAGATACATCTGGGAATGTTAATATACCTCAAAAATTAGGTATTGGAACAGGCTCAGATACAATAGATGCTCCACTCCATGTAAAAGGTGGCACAGCAAATACTGCAAAATTTCAATCAGCATCTGGGGCAACAAATATTTCACTTACAGATTCAAGCGACAGTTTAGTTGGGCAAATAGAGTTTGGTGCTTCTGGTTCTCAAATTGTAACAAGGACAAGTAGTACACTTTCTTTAGGTTCAAATAATGTCCAAACATTACACATTACAGACGATGATCGAGTTGGTATTGGAACAAACTCCCCCCAAAAGTTAGTTCATTTGGATGCTTCTTCTGGTTATGCAGAAATGAGATTATCTGGCTCAAGTGGTGGTGGTACAATAGAATTTTATAATGATAGCACAGCTTTAGGAGATGTCTATTTTGATACAAATAAAAAATTCTATGTAAGAACAGGAGGAGCGACTACTGCGCTTACTATAGACGAAAATCAAAATGTAGGTATTAGTGCCAGTCCTTCATATAAGCTAGACGTAGATCATGGATCACCAAGTTCTTCAGATCAAACAATAGCAAGATTTATGGCAGAATCCTCAAGACAGTTAGGTTTGGTTTGGGATGACTCTGCAAGTACACTTGGATTAGCAACATTAACTGACCATAATTTAGTTTTTCATACGAATGGTAACAGCAATCCTCGTATGGTTATTGATAATGCTGGATCGGTTGGTATTGGAACTGAGACAGCAGAAGCCAAACTTCACATTCAACAAACCTCATCAGATTATGCTTTGCATATAGATAATCCTACAAATACAACAAATCATTATAATGGAATATTTATTGCTGGTGTCGATGAGAATACTACATCTTATCCATTATTTATAAAAGGTAACTCAAGTACATTAGATGAAGGTGCTGGTAATGTAAAATTTGTTGTTCGTGGAGATGGTAATGTTGGTATTGGAACTGCGAGTCCTACTGATGCTGGTTTACATATTAATGGCTCTGGGAATCCCGGAAGGCTTAAAATACAGCAAACTTCGGCATCTGATTATTCATTAGTCAGCTATGTAACACCATCAAGACAATGGAATGTTGGAGTAGGTGGAGCTTCAGGAGCATCTGAATTACAAGATAATTTTTTCTTTCTAGATGTGACAGGAAGTGTAACGACTTTAATTCTTGATGCCAACTCCAGAATTTCACTTAGCAATAATGATAGTAGTGGAGCAGTTGGAACAACGCTTTTTGGTTATGATGCTGGAAATAATATTGCAAGTGGAGGCACAAATTCAACTTTTTTTGGACATCAAAGTGGAACAGCAGTAACAACAGGAGACCATAATACAGCTTATGGGTACAGAAGTTTATTCGATATTGTTGATGGTGGTTATAATACAGCATTAGGTTCATTTGCTTTAGGTGGTGTTCATGGAACTACTGCTGATATAAGTTCAGAAAATGTTGCGATTGGATATTCTGCAATGGGTAATAATTTTGATGATTCTTCTTCAACAAATTATTGTGTTGCCGTAGGTGCGTTTGCTATGAATGGAGCATTAAACAACCCTAATGGTACAGTTGCAATAGGCTACAAATCACTTTTAAACTTGACTTCTGGTACTGAAAACACAGCAGTAGGTTATCAAAGTTTAGATGCAAATACAATAGGTCATTACAATACTGCTTTGGGATATAATTCTCTTTCAGCAAATGTTGAAGGTGATTCAAATACAGGCATTGGAGCAAGAGCTTTAATATCTTGTAACCCAGCAGATGGAACAGGATATAATTCAAGTCTTGGTTTTAATAGTGGCTATTTTATTACGAATGGTGAAGGTAACACTATCGTAGGAGCGCAATCTGGTGCTACGGGTTCAAATAACCTATCAACAGGCGATAATAACACATTGATTGGAAAGGCTGTTGGAACAAGTATTGCAGATGCACAAAATCAAACTGTAATAGGTCAAGGTGCAACAGGACAAGCAGATAATTCAGTAACACTTGGCAATGCAAATGTAGATAATGTTTATATGTCTCAAGATAGTATGGCAAGGATTCATTGTTCACAAATACAATTTCCGGGAAGTCAAAATGCAACTACAGGGGCAAATGTACTGGATGACTACGAAGAAGGTTACCACGATATAGCAGTTACAGGGTCAAGTTCTGGAAGTATGACTTTTAACACAAGTTTTAATCAACTTAGTTATACAAAGATAGGTAGGCAAGTTCATGTAACTGGTGAGGTAAGAGTAGCTTCTGATAATAGTATAAGTGGAGATTTAAGATTTACTCTACCTTTTGCACTTGCCGATTTAAACCAAAATTCAGGATATGCTGTAGGAAATGTTCATTTATCTGGTCATGGTGATGCAAGTATTGATGATAATAAAACTTTTTTATACGCTACTGATGGTAATCAATATTTTCAGATTGCTCATGTCGCAGATGATGACACATTTACATTTATAAATAATAGTCATGTAGATACAGCATTTAACATTACAGTTTCAATAACATATTTTTCAGCTTAATTGGATAATTAAAAGGAATAAAAAATGAGTTTAAGTAAACAAACAAAAGACGATTATGAAATTCGTACAGAGTACAAACACATTCAAGTACGTACTAAAACATCTATTATGGAAGATGGAAAAGAAATTTCATATAAATATAATAGAAAATCATTTTCACCAGATATGGATGTATCTGGAGAGTCAGCAGAAATACAGGCTTTGGCTGGTGCTTTGTGGACAGATGATGTAAAGAAAGCATGGGCAGATAAACAAGCTGAAGAAGTTTAACAAACAAGGAGTCAATAATGGCTAAAAAACAAAAAGAACAGAAGCCAGTCTTGACCTTAGATGATAAAGAATATATCATTGAGGATATGACTGATGAGCAAAAAGTAATGGTAAATCATCTTAATGATATACAGAACAAGCAGAGAACAAATCAATTTGTTGCTGAGCAGTTATCAGTTGGACATAATGCATTTGTTAATATGCTTAAAGAGTCTTTATCTGAAGAAGAGGAATCAGAGGACAAGTAAATGCTTATAAGGAAAAGTTCTAAGGGTCACGACCTAAAGTTGTACAGAAATACAACTTCCGGTGCGACTCGTACAAAGAAATATCCAGATGGTACAACAGAGACCCTTGCTTATCCTTCTAGGTATAATTATTTTTTAGTTTACAATGGAGAAGTCATAAAGAGAAGCAATAGTTGGGATACGATAGAAAAAGCTTATGTGGATAAATGTGATGATGAACACGGTGGAGGTACAGGGAGAATGTTAGTTGGTAAACATAAATTAGTAAATAATATGATACAAAGCAAATGAAGAATCCTTTAGCAACATTAGTATCATGGCAATACAACACAGGTCAGCTAGACGGCTGGACTGCGTATCATTTAGCTGCTGGAGCTTTCTTATGTAAAATATTTCAATGGCTAAGTTGGACAGATTTTTGGTGTGTGATGGGGGTATTTATTATTGGTGTATTGTGGGAAATATTTGAATGGGTTATTGAAGGTGATGAGGAAACATACGGAACTAAAAAAGCATGGGCATATAACACTATGGCTGATATTGTAGTAGAAACTGGTATAGCTTGGTGGATAGTGTTATGAATAAAACAATTAAAAAATTAGATAATGGAGACTTTAAAGTTGTTAGTACGAGTTATGGCATTTCTGTTAATTATGTTAGGAATACCAAGTTGCAGTCAAGGGTGGATAGTAGGAAACATTCCTCTAACACCACAAGATACACTTACAAACACAGTATTTACCGAAATAGTTGATGCTGATAGCATTACACATTGGTATCATGGTCGTTTGTCTAGTTATTCTAATTGGTGTTATCTACACAATGATTGGGAAAAAGTCGAGGTAAAGTGAGTGCAAAGCCAGATACCGCTAGAAGTTACAGGACTACTATTCTTGACGATAACGCCATTGTTAGCATTAACCTTAAATGGTTGGGTCAGATTGGAGTTCTTATCGCAATGTTGGTATATGGTTATTGGCAAATTGAAACAAGGATTGCAAATCTTGAAAATAAAATGGGTGATGCAAATGAGCAGATTGCTGACTTACTTAGTAAACATATTGTGGAAGAAAGAGTTCAAAGACAAGAACTAGCAGATAAAGTAGCTTTTTACGAAAAAGAATTTAATATAAACCCATTAAGTTGGGGTAAAAGAAAAAAGAAATAATGGATTTTTTAGCAATATATGGCGAAGCAGGAATGATTGGAGTAGTGGGTGCTATGTTTGTATATTTAGTCGTATCTCTTAGCAATAAATCTGCAAAACAACAAGAAACATTAGAAAATTTAAAAGTAGAAAATAAAGGTCAATCAGAAACATTACAAAACATGGAAGGTATGATTATAAAACTTATTAACAGATGGAATCAATCAGATGATAAATTAGATCGTAAGTTTGATGCATTGACAAAAGAAATAAACGATTTAGATAATCAAGTATCTAGAATAGATGGATCTCTTAGTAGAATAAATGGTAAACACTAATGCATACATTAATGGATGTATATAATAATCAATATCAAAAGAAAGATCCAAAATCTTTAGTAGTAGAAGTACCTCAAATAGATTCTTTATTAAAGCATTTAGATTTATTATATTCAATTGTATTAAAAAAACAAATGGAACAAGAACAGATGCAAAATACAGTATCATACTTTAACGCAGGTCAAGGATCTAAATCACAAGCAGATAGTGTAAACTAATGGATAGTTTAAAGGTAACAGGATTAAGTACAAGTTTAGGAGTTGTTTATTGGACAGACTTATTATCTGGTGTGCTTATGTGTGTAATGTTTTCAGTACAAATTTATTATTTATATTTAAAAACAAAGAAAATAAAGGAGAGCTAATATGTTAGCAAAACTAATAGCAGACGACTTATTGTCAGATGAAAATGGGGCAGAGATAATTGCTGAAATTAATAAAGCAGTTGACATACCTATTATTTCAGAAAATACAGAACAAAAAATACTTGAAGCACTTTGGAAAGTTATTAAAAGTGTATTGCTTAAGAAAATTGGTATATAATGCCACCAATTAAAAAACAAACTAAAAAGTCTAATAATTTAGAAAAACATATAGAATTTTTATATAAAGAATTAGAAGACTTAAGAGATAAATTAGAAAAAGTATTAATAAGGATGGGATTGTAAAATGGCTCGTAAGCAAGGAAATATGCCAGCTAAAAATAAAAAGAACTTTCGTTCTACTAAATCTGGAGCAGGAATGACCAGAGCTGGCGTAGCAGCTTACAGAAGAATGAATCCCGGTTCTAAATTAAAAACAGCAGTCACAGGAAAAGTAAAGCCTGGTAGTAAATCTGCTAAAAGAAGAAAGTCGTATTGTAGTAGATCTGCTGGTCAAATGAGGATGCATGGTATTAATTGTTCAAAGACTCCAGATAAAAGAATATGTGCGGCTAGAAGAAGATGGAGGTGTTAAATGGCTAAAAAAGATGCTTGTTATCATAAAGTAAAAGCAAGGTATAAGGTATGGCCTTCTGCTTATGCTTCAGGGGCTCTTGTTAAATGTAGAAAAGTAGGAGCTGCTAATTGGGGTAATTCAAGTAAGAAAAGGAAAAAATCATGAATAAAAGTGTAAGAGCGCCTAAAGGTTATCATTGGATGAAATCTGGTAAAGGTGTAAAACTTATGAAGAATCCTAGAGGTGGATATAAATCACATAAAGGTGCTAGCCTAACTGCTTCTTTTAAAGTGCAAATGGCTCCACATTCTAAAAAGAAATAATGGCAAAAGAAGGTCTAAAGAAATGGTTCTCAAGGAATCAAGGTAAAGGATGGGTAGACTGTAAAACTGGTAAACCTTGCGGTAGGCGTAAAGGTGAGAAAAGGAAAGGATACCCTGCTTGTAGACCTACAATGGCTCAATGTACTTCTGCTATGAAAAAGAAGACTAGTAGCAAAAGGATAAGTTGGAAATAATGGCTGACGTATTTGGATTATCTGATGTGGCATCTCCAGACACAGGCAGAGGAGGATCAACAAATCTTAAAACTGGAGGAATGAGAAGGAAATATAATATGAAACATAAAGGTAAAATGAAAAAATGTCCTGCAGGAAAAATGTACGACATGAAACTTAAAAAATGTGTAACTAGAAAAGGTGATCTTAACAAGGATGGTAAAATGTCTAGTTACGAAAGTAAAAGATCATCTGCAATTCAAAAATCAATGAAAAGGGGTATGTAATGCCAAGTAAAGCAAAATGTAAAATGATGGTAGGGCCTGGTAAAAAGTATAAAACTATGTCTGAGTGTATGAGTTATGGTGGTAAAAAAATGGGTAAAACTCAAAAACCTATGGCATCTGCAAAAGCAGAACAAGACATGGTTGGAACTGCTATGGCTAAATCTAAAAATGCTAGGATGAAAAATCGTTTAAAAAAACAAGCAATGTCTGGCCCTAAGGGATACTAATGGGAAAAAAGATAAGCGTAGACTTATTTAGTAATGATGTTGGTTTTGGAGATACAGTTAGTCGTACTATTAAAACAATAACTAGAGGAAAAATAAAGGAGTGCGGAGGATGCAAAAAACGTCGAGATATATTGAACAGGATGATTCCGTACAGGAACAATACGAATCGGGGGTAAGAAATGGTGGTGCTATATCTGGATCTGAGGGTGGACTTAGATTAGATATATTTGACCACGATGAAAACTCTGAAGTAGACTTTACAGAAGACACTTGTTCTTTATGTGAACTTCCAGAACATGCTCAAAATCTTATTATAGAAGATATAGAGTACGAACAAAATGCCTAAACAAACCTACAAAATAGAAAGTTTTCATGGTGGATTAAATAGCAATGCAGACCCTAGAGATATAAAAGATGACGAAGCTTCTAAATTGCAAAATGTTAAAATATCTAAATTAGGAAGATTAAAAACATCTGGATTATTCGTAACTAAATCGGTAGGATCAGCTACAACTATATTAAATAATCGTGGTTTATTTTCTTTTAAATCTGATAGAAAATTAGATGGAACTCTTTCTAATGAAACATTTTTAGCGTTATATGATGATAATGATAGTGCAATAGATATATCAGATAGCGATGGATTTGATGATAGTGTAATTACAACATTTGATAGTGATCTTCCTGTTTTCTATGTAGGTGATGGTAATTTAAGAGTTGGGGATGGAGAATTTGATAATGCTATTAATAATAAATTTTTTGGTTACATAGAAGAAAATAGATTTGATAGTTTAAATGCTAGTTTAGAAAGATTTGAACAAATAACTGTTGTTTGTACAGAAGATGAAAGTGGGAGCTTAAATCAAAAATATTTTGATATATATGGAGCTGATAATCATAAATATCAAATTTGGATAGATATAGATAATAGTGGAGGTTCAAAACCTTCTGGTAGTGGAAGTTATATTCATAGTATAGAAGTAACTGGAATAGCTACAGACGATAGTGCAAATACAGTTGCAACTCAAGTAGCTGCATCTATTAGTGCTAATTCAGAATTTAATGCAACTGCTGATACAAATACAGTTACTATAACATTAATTGATAGCGGTGAAAAAACTGATGCTAGCGCTGGTGATTCTGGGTTTACAGTTACTGTTGTAACCACTGGTAATCCTCTTGGGTGGAAGCAATCTAATCAATTTATAGATAAACCGACATTAGGTCATTGTCTTATTTCAACTCCAGAGATTGGATCTGATAGTGATGGTGTTAATTCTAGTGCATCTGAATATATAGGAAATGTAGCCGAAGGGGCAAGTGGAGATGTTGCAGATCCTCAAAGCGTAAACTTAAGAGTAGGATTACAATATAATTCTTTATTGCCAAATACAACTTCTGATTGGGGTTATGCGAATGGTTCTGGGGCTGATAATGTTGCAGATATATATCCATTAATTGGAAATAATAATGTAAAGGTAACAGGATCATCTAGTGGTTCACTTAGTGCAGTTAGTATACTTGAAGCAAGTTTAGATTATACAATATCAGATGAAAAAGTTTTTGTTATTGGATTTTATATGATTCAATCTCAATACGATGAATTAAAAGAAGTTGTTATTCAACATTATGGAAGTGAAGGTTCTTCTGTTAAGTTGCAATATATTTTTTCTAATAAAGATATTAAACCAGATTGTTGGAATTTACTTGTATGCTCTGATTCAAATTTAGATTCTGGAGAATTTACTTTTGGCAATACAATTACAAATTGGAATTTATTTGTTTATGATTTAGATGGGATTGCTGGTGTTCCAGACTTTTATTTAAGTGGCCCTTGCGTAACAAATAAAAATACAATAAATGGTTTCCAACCTGGTACATATCAATTTTATTATAGTTATTTATATGATAATCAAAAACAAGAATCTTTACCTTTTAAATTTTTAGATGTAGATACAAGCACAAATTATAATAAAATAAATATAATAGGTGATTCTGTTCTTTTTAATTTTGATACTTATATAAATCCTTATAATGTTACTGCCACTACATATAATATATCTGAAAGAATAACAGGATCTAGAGTATATTATAAAGTTGAAGAAAATGATAACTATTATTTAATAGGTGAAATAGACTTTATAAATAAAGGATTTAAATGGTTACCTGAAGGATTAGAAATGAATTACAATATGTCTAATACTTCAAACATAGGAAATAATTGGTTAAAAAAATGCGCATTAATAAAAAAAATATCACCAGATTCAGCTAATTTAATAGATACATTTAAAACAATTAATGGATACGGAGCTACAACAAAATCTATAAATGCTAAATATAAAACAGCAGTTATTCATGGAAGAAGGTCTTACATAGGAAATGTTAGACAAGATGGTAAAAATTTTCCAGATAGAATGTTAAAAAGTTTAGTTAATAAATTTGATGTTTTTCCAGATACAGTTGGGAGAATAGATGTAGCAATAAATGATGGAGAAAATATAATAAAGTTAGAAGCATTTGCAGATAGGATATTACAATTTAAAGAAAATAATTTGTATATAATTAATGTATCTGAAAATGTAGATTTTTTAGAAGATACATTGGTAGGCAAAGGATGTGCATTTGATTATCATTCTACTAAAACAGATTTTGGTATTGCATGGTTTAATAAGTTTGGCGTGTATTTTTTTGATGGCAAACAAGTTTTAAACTTACTTGAAAAAGATGGAAGAAGGTTAATTAGCGAAGATGATTGGGAAACATTTATAACAGACGGAGAACAACTTTCTACATTTTCATCAAATACTGTAACGTTTTCTGATACTCATCCAGCTAATACATCTACACTTACTTTTCAAGTTGGAAGTGAACAAACAAAAACTATACAATTTTTAGATGGAGCTGGAACTAATGAATTAGATTTTCAGGGAGATCATATAGCAGATACATATGTTGATAATTTTCTTGATTCTAATTTTGCTGAATCTTTATGCGAGCATGTCACTGGTATAGTAAACTCTATGTCTAATTTATCAGCTACTAATAATGGAGATGTTATGACTGTTACGGCTGACACAGCTACTAGCAGTAAAAATATAACTATAGGTAGTTCTGGGTCTCACAACACAACAATAGGAACAGTTATAAGTGGATCAACTGGAGATGGCAACCCGAATGATTTAACTACAGCTTCAGCACATATAGCATATATACCTAGATCAAGAGAAATATTTATTAAGAATAAAAATGGTGATTCTTATATGTATGATTTTGTTTTAAGAGCATGGATAAAAGGTTCTCAACTTTTTCAAGATTTTGGAAGCAATACTAATTTTGTTTTAGATGAAAATCAAGATTTAATATATATATGTTCAAGTAATAAAAGAACATTAAAATGGAATATAGATTCTCAATCTTATAGTGGATTTATTTATGCTACAAAAGATTTTGATTTTGGACAACCTCATGTAAGAAAAAAAATATACAAAGTATATGTATCGTATACATCTGATGGGTCAGGTACTGTTCCTCTTTATTATTCTGTTGATGGAGATACTTCTTTAAATACAGTCGCTGGAGCTGTTAGTGGAATGGCATTAAGTAAACCTCAATGGACAATTGCAGAATATAAATTTAATAATGATGCTAAAAGTTGTCATTCTATCCGATTGCAATTTGGAACTGGAACGCCTGGCGCAGACTTTGAAATAAATGATATTACAATTGTATATAGATTAAAGAATGTTAAGTAATGCCTTTAACGAGAGAAGAAAGAAAACTATTACACCAGAAGTCTAAACAACCTACGTTTGGAATAAATAAACCAGATCCTTTAGAAGGCAATGAAGGAGATGTATCTTATAGAAGAATAGAAGGTTCTGGAACAGTACAGTATTTAAAACAAGGTGGTGAATGGATAGCTATGTCTTCTTCGGGGGATATGCCTCCATCTAGAAATATTATAAAATCTTCTTCTTCAGGATTAGGTTCTTCTGGACAACATGGTTTATTAACTGGATTAGGAAGTGATAGTCACACTCAATATTTGCTTATATCTGGAACTAGAGCAATGACTGGTAATTTAAATATGGGAACTAATGATATAGGTTCTGTAGGGGCTTTAGATGTTGATGGAGCAACTACGTTAGATAAGACTACAATAGATACTACAGATGGAGCATTTTCTGTAAGTGGAGCAAATCTTATCTCATTAATAACTACTGGCAGTAATGATATTAATTTAACATCTGCTCAAACTTTAGATGTTGATGTTGGTTTTAATTATGAGTTAGACGTAACAAGAACTTGCGATTGGAATACAGCAACTACAGATTGGGATAATTCAGGTGCATTTACTTTAACTTCTTTGGGGAACATAACAATAGAAACAGACGGAACAGATGGAGATAGCAGTGGTAACGATGATGCTTCAAATACTATTTTAATAAAAAATGCAAACAGTAACAATGCTAATTTTACAGGAATACATATAAAAACAG